TGGACCGCAGGGTCCTCCCGGACCTGCAGGAGAGCGTGGCCCCGCCGGTCAGGATGCAGTCACCCCTCAGCTCGACAAGTATCTCACCAAGGATGAGGCGGCCAAGACCTATGGCGAGAAGGCTGATGTCGAAGACGCACTCCGACAGACCAATCCGTTCAAGAATGGTGCTCGGTATTACTCTCCGGTAACATACTACTGGCCTGACTACTACCAGGACGGAAAGCCTGGGCAGTTCTCAAAGTGGGCACAGACTCTGAAGTTCCGGGATAACCTCGGGTACGTCATCCTTAACCGCAACAGCGGTGACTGGGAGGCGCAGGAGGTAGACTTCCAGAAGCAGGGAGAGCTTGCTCTCGGCGCTGGCGCTAAGAAGGTACTGTTCTACATCAAGACTCAGTACGGCGCGGCAATCCATCCTGATGCCGAGGAGAACCGAGGTATTCCTAATGCTGCAAAGTTCACTAAGGAGTACATCCTTGAACAGCTGAAGCGGGCTAAGCAGTGGTACGGTGACTTGGTTCAGGGCGTCTTCCTCGATGAGGTCATCAACGGATGGGATGCCCGGAAGGACCGCCTTCCGTGGTACAAGGATCTGATCGACACGATTCGCCGAGAGAACGGCCTGGACTTCGTGATTGCGATCAACACCGGATCCAACATCTCCCAGGAGGTGTGTAACCTCGACTTCGACGTCTGTATGATGTTCGAGGGAACGGCCACCAAGTTCCTGCAGGAGGATCCGACCTCGCCTATCCTTCCTGACCACATGAAGGCTTATCCGTCCACTAGATGGTGGGCGGTGGTGCACTCCGTCACCTCTGAGAACTACCAGAAGGTATTTGACAAGGCGGACAACCTCGCAATTAGTCACCTCTACGTCACTGACGGCTTCCTTGTTGAGGATCCTCAAAATGGTGGTCAGTGGCACCCAGTTGGCAACCCTTACGAGAACCCTCCGGGCGCCGAGATCCGAGAGCTGATCATTCCGTGGCTCAAGGGATACCTGAAGCTCAAGCTGAAGGTCGATAATCTCAAGATTCCGGAGGTTCCGAAGATGATCGTCATCGGACCAGATGATCCGGTTCCAGTTGGGACTCCGTCTGGGACGGTGATTGTTAGGCGGGCCAAGTAATGGCTAGCGTATTTCCTGTCATTGGTTCTTGGTGGGGAGGCAATGGCGCTCGAATCGGTGATGGGCGTCTGATCCGAAAGGGCTCCAGTTCCACACCATTCGAGAGCGCGGCCTATACTGTCGGCGATCGTAAGTGGACGGTTGAGATAACCTATACCTCAGCTATGTCTGACACACAGCTCGCAATGCGGGCGAACTGGTTCCTGGCGAACAAGCAGAAGACCGATAAACAGGACTTCATTACCACCTGGAACATCCGCGCAGGATCTAATGCTGCCGTCAAGTTCGAGTTCGAGCTTCCGGCAAACGCCTACCCAATGTGGACCCCGTCTATCGCGGTCCCGGGTACAGCACAAGACATCACGATCCACAACTTCAATGTCTATGAGACCCCTAAGCCTGGGATCGAAGTTGTAGCTACACAGGCGCTGCTTGGTGTTGGTGGGTCTATGGGTCTAATGTCATTCCCGCAGGCTCGAGTAGACGATGTTGTGGTGGTGTTTTATGCGTCGCAGTTCGGCAACACCGCAGCAAGGCCCCCGATAGGCTGGGGATCCTCTTACGAGAAGAACATCAGCGGTCGATCCGGGTATGTTGCTATTAAGCGAATCTCGAACTCCACTGAGGCTAACAACGTAAAGCTTCATGGAGATACGGCCTCCACCGCCCGAGAGCGAGCCCTTTGCTTCCTACTTCGAGGCGTCAAGGATTTCCACCTGAATCCATGGACTGCTGGTTCACCAGTATTCAAGGATCAGACTCAAATCCACCTTGTGGCTGCCCAGTATCACGGGAACAACAAGACCCCGATAGTACCTTGGCAGGATCCCTCTGAAGAGCGGCATTACTCGACCGGCGGAGCATCCACCACCGAGTCCTGGTCCTCTATTGAGGCCGGAATCACCAAGTCAGTTAATGCCGGAACCAATGCGCATGGTTTCGCCTGGGTCGATCTCCTCCCCGAGGTTCCCGAGGAAGAGCAGAAGGTTGTTCCTGGTGTCGCCATCACCGAGGGTAAACTCGACAACCCCGTATTCATCTATGAGAATGGGGAAGAGCGACCTGCTACTATGAAGGCCGTTCCTCGGGGATACAAAGACATCGGCACGATGATGATCACTCGGGGGTTCCTGATCGCTCACCGAGGCGGGTCTGTCAGCTGGCCCGAGGCCTCTATTCGAGCATACACTAATGCAGTTATGTTCGGAGCAGGGGCTCTGGAGGTCTCATGCCAGAAGACAAAGGACGGAGTGTGGTTCCTTAACCACGACCGAACCCTTCAGCGAGTTGACAAGACAGCACCAAATACCCCCGTCACAGAAATGACATGGGCGGAGATCCAGAAGTACACCACCATCGGCGAGCCATTCGTGACCGTCGAGGAGTACTTCGCCGCCTATGGGTCAAGCCACATCACAATACTCGATCCCAAGTATTCTGCCGCTGAGTGGCAGGAACTGAAGAAGTTCTTCCCGACCGATGCCCAAGGGCGAATCATCTGGAAGTTCTCGATCGATGCCGGATGGCTGGCCAATCAGTGGAAGTCCGATGGTTGGAAGTGCTGGGGGTACTCCTACCCGGATCAGGTTACTGACGGTCGGATCAATGAGTGGCACAAACCCTGGGACTATATAGGTATGTCCTGGGAAGCCAGTGACGAGGTCTGGAGACGGACCACCGCCCTTGGTAAACCGGTATGGGGTCACATCTGCCCGACAAGGCAGGCGTACGACGATGCCCTAGCTAAGGGTGCGGTCGGATGCATGGTCTCCGGAGTGGCCAATATTTACTCCGAATCTCTAGTCTAGGAGAATCATGATTACGATCGAGAGCCAGGGAGACTGGAAACTCACCAGGAATTGGTTTGACAGAATGACGAAGTTAGACCTGGCTCTGATCATGAATCAGTTCGGCAAGGAGGGGGTTTCTGCTCTAAAGGCGGCGACCCCCTCCAGGTCGGGCGAGACGGCAGCTAGTTGGAACTACGAAGTCACGAGAACCGGTAACAACTGGCAGATCACCTGGACCAACTCACACGTAAACAACGGCGTAAACATCGCCGTCATCTTGCAATATGGTCACGGTACTCGTAATGGCGGGTACGTCGTCGGCCGAGACTACATTAACCCCGCTATCAGGCCCGTATTCGACAAGATAGCGAAGAAGGCCTGGAAGGAGGTCACTAAGTAGTGGCTACTATTGACGAGCGGGTAGTCTCGCTCAAGATGAACAACAAGCAGTTCCTGTCCGCAATCAAGGAATCCGCGTCCAGTATGGACCGACTCAAGGAATCCTTGAAGATGGAGGGCGCCGCAAACGGTCTCAAGCGGATGGGCGAGATCGCTAAGAACACCACTCTGGGTGACTTGGCTCGATCCGCCGTGGACGCAGCCTCTAACATGTCCGTCATGCAGGGAATTGGCGTAACGGCTCTTGGCGGAATCGGTGCCGCGGCCCTGAGCGCCGGTAAGTCGATGCTACAGAGCTTCATTCAGCCTGCGATTGACGGTTTCAAAGAGTACGAGACCCAGATCAACGCCGTCCAGACTATTCTGGCTAACACTAGTCAAAATGGTACAACTCTGGACCAGGTCAATGCTGCTCTTGACGAGCTAAACAAGTATGCAGATAAGACCATCTACAACTTCACAGAGATGACCAACTCTATTGGTACGTTCACCGTCGCCGGTATCGGCCTCGAGGACGCAACCAATGCCGTTAAGGGCTTCTCAAATATGGCCGCCCTGTCTGGAGCTAACGCTACTCAGGCGGCAGGTGCTACATACCAGCTTGCTCAGGCGATGAGTGCTGGAAAGGTTCAGCTCCAGGACTGGATGTCTCTGGAGCACGCCGGTATCGGTGGTAAGCAGTTCCAGGACGCACTGATCGAGACCTCTCGAATCATGGAGACTGGCGCTGACGCTGCAATCGCCAAGTATGGAAGCTTCCGACAGTCTCTTCAGTCAGGATGGCTCACTTCCGAAGTCATGCTTCAGACTCTGAAGGTCATGACTAACGACCTCTCCGAGGCCCAGATCATGGAGATGGGATACTCGGAGGAACAGGCTGCAAAACTAAAGCAGCTCGCCCAGAGTGC